CCCTCCTCTGCTTCTAGGAGCTTGTTCAAATGACTATCACCTCGTGGAATCGAGACTCTCTTGCGGTCGTTGATAATGGGTTTAAGGACTCTGTCCGAACACCTGATTATCATCGGCTAGTTTCCGAAGGGAAACTGCTGCCGGTTAATCCTTTTAAGTCGTGGCGCAATTATGCGTCCACTCCTCGATTGGCTTTGCCGACATCACAAGGGGGCTCGCTATACGGGTGGCAGTCAAAAGTCTCGAAGACTGATATGGATATGTTCGATATCCTGTTCGCGGGCGGTTCTAGCATGTGGAGCAGGAGTGTAACCATTTCAAATGGAAACCTCCCTGCTTCGCCTGGTAGTTCTGCCACGTGGTCAGGGTTCCCGAGCATATTGAATCAGGGCTATCGAGTTGGTAACAAGCTGGTAAAGAAGCTCAACAACCGAGATATTGATCTCGGGGTTGCGTTGGGCGAAGCGCGGGAAACCGCTGCCTTCGTCCAAAGTGCCATGTTGCGCCTTTATCGTGCTTTCTCCGCTGCGCGTAAGCGCGACGTTTCGGGCATGCTAACGGCTTTGGGCGTTTCAAAAACGTCCAAACCTTCCAAGCAGCGCTTCAGGGACATCCCTGATGCTGCGTCCGGCGTGTGGTTAGAGTACTCCTATGCGGTTCGGCCTTTATTGGCCGATGTCTACGGTGCTATGTCAGCACTGGAGAAGCGGCATAAACGACCTGATGTCGTTCATCTGCGCGCACGTGTATCCGACGAGTTGGATACAAGCATCAAGACAACAGGTGCACAGCCCGGCCGCTTAGATGTCGAATACCACGTGAGTGGTACTTTGACGTCAACTGCGGAGCTATCTTTCGAGATAGCCAACCCGTTCTTGTACACCTTGAGTCAGGTGGGTTTGACAAACCCGCTGAATGTTGCTTGGGAGCTTGTACCGTTCAGTTTCGTCGTAGACTGGTTTATCCCAGTCGGGGCGTTCTTTGACGGTCTTGTTCCCCCTCAGGGCGTGTCGAATCTACAGGGTTCTCAATCCTATAGAGGCGACTTCCGAGGGAAAGGTAGACTGCTGGGAAACTTCCCCGTTCCTCCTAATACGAGTGACGGTGCCAGGCAGTTCGAAGCGAGCTGGACTAGTGTGTTCAAGGGGCGAAGCCCTATCACTAGCTTCCCGCGATACCATCTGGTAGGCGCCACTTTCGATCTGTCTAAAACACAGGTTGCTAGTGGTATTTCACTTCTTTGGTCTGTCTTTGCCGGCCGTAAGGCCGAACAAAAAGCGTTGAAACCCGTAAGAGAGTCGATGTCGCATGAAACATGGCGACAGCAATTCCCCGAAGGGTACCAACACCTCTGATTAATTTCAGTTCAGACTTCTCTTTAGGAGAGCGTATTGGCCGCAATTGCCAACATCGTTCTGGCGGATGCTCAGGGCACGCCAGTGAACCACACCTTCGCACCCGCGAAGACTCAGGCAGACAATGCTCTGCTCGAAGACCGTTCGGCAGGGTTGTACATCGGCTTTAACAAGCTGGTATTCAACCTGTCGCGTCCGAAAGGACCGTCGAACACTTCGAACCGGAACCTCCAATTGGAGATCCGCGTCGAGACCCCGAAGTTGGAGGTTGTCAGCAACAACACGGTATCCGGCATTGCGCCGGCACCTACCGTGAGCTATCGCCCGATGGCTACGTTGTCGATGACTTTTCCTGACCGCTGCTCTCTGCAGGACCGCAAGGACCTTCAGAAGTACGTGCTGCAGCTGCTTTCAAACAGCTTCGTCACGGACGCAGTGGAGAAGTACGAACTGCCTTACTGAGTAGGGTAACCGTGCTTCTGGCCATTTCTGGCCACTTCGGTGATTCAACCACACCCCTCATCGTGAATTCGATGAGTTACCTTAAGTATTTAAAGGTTTCATATGTCAAAGTTTACTAGCAATTTTATTCTCCAACGTTCGCGTATCCATCCCCTTAATGGGAAGATATTGGACAAAGCCGTTTGGATCTTTGACTGGAAAGTCCGAGACCTTTATGGCAATGACTTTTATCATCTCAACCTCTTTGGCCAGTCTTGGTCAATGTGGTCGGGTATGGGTCCGTCAATCGAGGAGCAGCTGATAGACCGTGACGATGAAATCGTTAAGGTTCTTGAGGCGATCAGAGGAGTCGGTCAAGCCGGCGCTTACACGGGCTGGGAGTACGGATGTGAATTCGTACAGCAGCTCATGAACGCACTTGGCGAGATCGACGCTTTTTGATCGGGTTGAACATGGCCACGACGCGTATTCCGTCTAAGGGCCGGGCATTGAATGATGTCCGCTGCCGAGTCTCAGCTCTGGACTTAGCTCCCCGTGTCTTCGAATCTATCAACACTCCAGTTTCGCTGTCTTGCTATTTGTTGTTGAAATACAACGAGCACAAGCAGCTTGCTGAAAAGAAGTTGGATCCGAGGAATTACGAGACCGCTGCAAAGTTTTTTGACGATTATCAAGCCGTCAAACTCCTTGCGAAGTTTCCTGGTTTGCGCACCGGTGTTAACACACAGGCTGTTGCTTACCAGAAGTTTCTTGCAGCTGAAATCCAGTGTATGCACACGAACGCATCTTTCCGAGATGTCGCTATGGGGTCGAAGAGATTCGAACCCCACGTTGAACGCATTCTTTCGAGTGCGCGGCGTAAAATTAGCTACATTTTAGGAGGTGTCCCTTCGTGTGAGGAAATGGATTTCAGATTCGGTCCAGGAGCAACGTTCGGTGTGCGGGGAGAAACTTCTCCCTACAACAAGGTTACCGCTGATCTTGAGTGCACCGACGCAATGGTTGGCAGGCTCCCCGAGTTTCTCGGAGAGTTTCCCGGTTGGATAACGCCGGGCTTGGTTGATGTTCGCATCATACCAGGAAGCCAACTAGCCTTTGTTCCCAAAGACGCTACCACCGACCGACCAATTTGCATCGAACCGCTTCTAAACGGAATGATGCAAAAAGGTATCGGAACGTGGATGCGAAAGTGTCTTAAACGCATTGGTCTTGATCTTAACGATCAGACAGTCAACCAAAAGTTGGCCTCTATCGCTGGTGAACAGCGACTTGCGACCGTGGACTTCTCGTCTGCGAGTGATACTATCG